TGCGAATCGTAAGGGAAGTGATCATTCAATGCGGTGTAATACCGCTTGAACACCATCTTCTCCCTTGGACTTTCGCCGGTAGCAACAGCTCCGGGTCCGTGGCGAGGAACTATAGTTGTCGGGTCGAAGTTGCAGAGCAACTCGGCGAGGAGTTTCCTCGCTTGCGTAATCAACGCATACCCGCCCAAACGGAAACTAACGTTTGGGATACCAACTATGGCGTTTTTGGTGACTCTCCCGTAGCCTCTTTCGAGGTAGTGGAAGGGTCCGTCTTGGCTACCGTCGGGACTGAAGGAGAAGCAGATTTTTCCGTTTCCGCCTTTGCTTTCCGACGCGCTTGTGCTGACAGGAGCAACTCCAGCTGACGAGTGGAACTTTCCTTCGTCGCCGCAATTGCCGCCTCCAACCTGAGGGCGAGTTCGCTCTTCTTGGCGAAACCGAAACCGGCTTCGTCGTGAACGAGCATCGAACTCAGCGCTACTGGTTCGCCAGTAGACGCCCCAACAGGGCCAATACGCGACAGCTCTTGAGCTGCCCGCAGACTCCAGATGTCGAACAGCCGTGAAGCTGTGATCAGCGATTCGGAGTCTGTGATGCCAGCAACTTCCTGACCGAGCCAATTGGTCGAGTCGAAGAAGCCATCTGCCGCGTTGAGGAACAGAGTCTGCCGAAGCGTCAAAGCATCGGCAAACATGTGCTGCATTGCTGCAGCCAACACCGTCGCTGCATTTAACGCAACTTGGGTGTTGTTCTCTTGAGCTCGCAACTGCTGCTTCAGTTGTCCGATTTCGCTCTTCAGACCAGCGATGGTTTGGGAGCGCATCTGCGACACTTGATTGACAAGCGACGCGAGCTGTTGGTTCTGGGAGGAATTCGTCAGTGGTTTTGAAACCACTAACGACTTCGTCTGTTGTTTCTTTTGCATAGGTCAGTTCTAACTTCCCGAAGCAAGTAAGTAACTGCTTCAGGACTTGGATACTATCCGTGCAAGGATCTGGTCTGATCCACCCGTTACTAAAGAATACACGCTCGAACGCCTCACCCAAAAACTTGGGAAGGCGACTACCGGGTCTCGTAGAGAATCCAGTAGAGTCGAGTCTGTGCATTCCGGACATTGCCTTGTGAAAGGAACGTCCGAGACGGGGCAAGGCTTTCGTGAGAAAGCCAAGACCCTCTGCTTCAGTTCTAGAACGAATCTTACGAATCGTCCTCGAACATGCATGAGGTGGGAACCAGTACACGAATTTGCAGCTGATATCCATCAGCTGCTCGGCGATCAGTTCTACGTAGAACTTATCTAGGCTATTATTCATACCTGTTGGTAATGATCCTAGCCCACGAGCTGCTGACAGATTCGCTACGCCCTCACTGAGGACGTAGCGAGTCACGGATCCGGGTAAAGGCCCTGTTATGGGTTGACCGGATTTGGAACGATAATAGGAGTCACCGCTTTCAGGGTCTCGTCAACCTTCGAACCCACTACGGGTCCGAAGGCGATGTGAGTAACCATACTTGCGATAGCTCCTATAACACCCCAGAAGGCATAAGCCTTCCGACCTGCTGACTTGTAACTAGCGAGCCTTTTCATAGGGTTCGTTAGTAGGTCGCGCCGGAGAATTAAATTTCTCCGTTCGCGATCTTAGTCGGGTTACCCGTCGTGGTAATGAAGTTACCAAGGCGTTTAATGGCCGACTCGAGTGCAGCATTCGTTGTCACGCCCTTCTGACCAACTACGGTCAGTTGAGCGTAACAAGTTCCC